AAGGAGACCTGCCTTATTCGGCTTTCCAGTTTGGTTTTCGAAAACCACTGATTTAGTCGTTTCGGAAGAAGTCGCAACACAAGTGTTAACAGCTAGTAATGTCAATTACTCTTTGAACCATGATGCGATATTTAACCGTATTACTCAGGCAGCCAAGACCGTATCAAAAGTCAACGAAGACAGATACATGGTCTTGAATAATTATTTCCCCCGAAATGATACAATAGTCTTCGCTAATAACATTGCTAAATGTTATTTTTGGGATCGAAGAAATTTGAAACTCGGGGTTGATTTTATGAGATGCCAAGACATAATCAAACCAAAGTAGTAAGCTTCGGATATAGAAGCTCAGAAGTGAAACTTCCACCGGCACCTAGTATCAAAGATAATACTAGAATTAAAATGAGTGAGTATAGAGTGGAAAGTATCACTAGACCGGTCGTTAGATCTAGTCTTGGTTGTCATGTACTTGGCGCGGCAAATCCGCATCCAGATCCATCAGATTTGGACACCATGTTAGATGGTGCAAGCCGCCGATTTGCTCGCGAGCCTCCTAAGCCTAATAAGGCTAAGATGGAAAGGCTCCGCAAATTTGTGCGGAAATGGTTGGAGAACAATATGACTCCCTTGTCGGCTGACACGGATACCAGTTTTGATACCTGGATCAATTCAACCCCTTATCCTTTTTGGAAAAAAGAAGCACTCCGAAAAGTTCATGAAGAAACACATACAGAAGTAACAGAAAGAACTGTGTGTGGAATGCATGGTGAAAAATGTGTTAAAGTGAATAAGCATTGTAAAGTAAACTCTTTTCAAAAAGATGAAACATATCCAACCTATAAAGCAGCACGCGCAATAAATTCGCGGACTGATGCTTTTAAAGTTAGAGTTGGACCAATCTTTAAATTAATAGAAAAAGAGTTGTTTGCTAAAGAGTACTTTATAAAGCATACACCAGTAGATATGCGTGCGGAGGAGATAAAGAGAGAATTGACTCAAGAGAATTCTAAAATAATTGGTACAGATTATACAGCTTATGAAGCTTTGTTTACCAAAGAATTTATGGAAATAGTTGAGTTTCAATTATACCAATATATGACTACAGAGATAGAAGATCAGGAATGGTACAAAATAGTATCACATGCTCTCTCTGGAGAAAATCACTGCCAATTTAGAAATAAATTTACAATGGTAGTAGATGCTACGCGAATGTCCGGCGAAATGTGTACATCATTGGGCAATTCATTTGCCAATTTAATGTCAATGATGTTTATTGCTGAAGAAACACGAATGGAAAATCTCCGTGGTCGTGTTGAAGGCGATGATGGAATATTCACTTTTTATGGTGAAACTCCCACTGCTAAGGATTTTGCGGAAATTGGTTTAATCATCAAGATAGATGAATATGACTCTCTAACAGAAGGATCATTCTGTGGTATAATCACTGATGAGACCGAAATGATCAATGTTACCGATCCAATATCTTCACTTTTGGATTTCGGATGGACGACCAGACAGTATGCTGATTCGCGAGATCATAAGAAAAAGAAATTATTGCGCTCTAAGGCGCTTTCTTTAGCTTATCAGTATCCTGGTTGCCCTGTGCTTTCCGCATTAGGGAAGTACGGTTTGCGTGTGACCGAAGGAGTTGGGTATGATTTGGGAGATATGAACGAATATGAACGTGAAATATTTCGACAAATGCAACAAAAGCATAAATCAAAGATACCAGACAAAGAAGTAGGCCCGCAGACGCGGTTGTTAGTCCAACGAAAATTTGGACTTATGGTAGAGGATCAATTAATTATAGAAAACTATTTGGATAATAAGTTAGATATATCCCCTATTGATGTTCAGGTTATATTATCCAATTGCCATATAGACGCCTTAGATTATTATTCTAAATATATATTTGAGTATCCAATAAAAGAAATGATGAATCAAATAGAGTGTCCTATATATGACAATTATAGCCATAAGAAGTTCGAGTTATTGAATTTGAATTATGAACAGACAACAACGCAAAGCAAATCCTCCCCGTGCTATAAGAAGAAAAGCACGTCGGAGAAGGATGCCAATACCACAACCAGTGGTGGTTTATGAACCAGCCGCTGGAAGGTCTCGGCGTCGACCTCGTAGAGGTCGTAATAAAGGAAATGGAATATTAGGACAGTTGGCAAATGGTGCCATGTCTTTATTAGGAAAAGGAGTAGGATCATTAATATCCGGATTTGGAGATTATAAGATTGAAGGGAATAGTCTCATGACAGGAGGAATAGACCCGCCCACGGTAATTAATACAGTGGGTAAAGGAGGAGTCATTATCCGACATCGAGAATATTTGCAAGATATACTTGCATCAACACCCTTTGATATAATAGATTTTCCATTGAATCCAGGGCAAATACAAACATTCCCTTGGCTATCAGCTATAGCATCGCACTTTGAACAGTATAAGTTTCGAGGATTACTCTTTGAATTTAAGAGTTTATCTTCAGATGCTGTGTTATCGAGTGCTACTAGCTCAGCCTTGGGAAGTGTTGTAATGGCGACACAATATAACGCTTTAAGCCCCTCATTCCCAAATAAATTCGTGATGGAGAATTACGAATTCGCTAATTCAGCGAAACCTTCACTTTCCTTTATTCATCCCGTAGAATGTGCTCGCTCAGATACAACTGTGACGGAGCTATATACGAGGACAGGAGCAGCAGCTGCTGGCTCCGATTTGAGACTATATGATCTTGGCAATTTTTCAATTGCCACTGTAGGAATGCAAGCCACATCTGGTGTTGCAGGAGAACTTTGGTGCACTTATGAAGTGGAATTTTATAAACCAAAGTTAGAGAATCCAACAGATGCTACTGAGCAAGTGGATCATTTCCATTTAGCAGCAGGGTTAGTAGGAACAGCAATATTAACTGGATCCACTTTAGACCCGACGAGTACATTGAATGGTACAGCTACAGGAGCCACTTACACTTTCCCACCGAATATTGCTCAAGGGCGATTTTTAGTGGCATTTGAATGTGTAGGAAGTGTGGCTGCAATACCATCAATAGGAACAAGAACATATGTAGGATGTATAGCATCTAATTTGTTCTCTGTAAACTCTCAATCGAGGGTTGCAACTATAGGTAGTAATACAGTATATTTTGAATGGGATTGTATTGATATAACGGCGCTAAATGCGTCATTTTCTGTATCAATAGGAATATTCCCAACTGGAATTATAAATGGTGATTTCTTTGTAATGGAAATACCTGGTAATTTAACAAATGCTAAAATAGTTGATGATGAAGATGGGAAAGATGATCCGTATCAAGATGATGATCAAGCTTTCCGACTACTCGTAAAAGAATTACATGCTAAAATGCAAAGTCTCAATATATAAGGTTATGATTAAACCAGAAAATCAATGTCTAATTTTTGCGAATTTCTTAAGACAATAAAATAGAAATAAGAGCAAAGGGG